GTGATAGCTGACTGCATCACCGGCATTGACTATAAATCCACCACGTTGCCGTTTGTCATCACAGCAGGGCGCATTGAAACTTATCCAACCACTTGGAGTATGTTTACGTTTGCTCGGTAAGTAAGTTTGTAGCGTATCCGCAATTAGGCCCATAGCCTAATTATACTAGAAAACTGTAACAGATACAACCTTTCCGGGCCCATTATCTGCGCCATATCCGCCATATATGTCCATATAACTACTGATGCTAGTAGTAGGCGGCCATTGCCAAGTTAATCGAAAATAATTATTTGAACCAACCGGCATTGTTATAGTAACTGTACTAACAGCCGAGGTTTTTACGTTACTTGATATGTTATCAAAAATAGTAGTTTGGCTAGCATTGAGCCAACTGTTAACTGAAATAGTCATATCAGTCGTACCTTCTAGATAAATCTTACCTAAAAATCCACTGCTAATATTAACTTGGAATGTTAAATTTTCGGTAGCTACGGTTTCATAAAATTTAGCAGGTATTGCTGAACTGCGATGTTGTATATTACCAGCAAAATCTATTTCACCTGTAAATGTATTATAAACACGATCATCTCTAAATGATGGCATAGCATTGCTAATTAATTCCATTGTGCCGGCAACTCCAAAACGACTATCTGCGTATAGTGGAACAGTATTACCATCTTTTGTTGCTGTTACACTATATTTAAAAAATTGAGTTGTGTATTCCCCTAAATCCATATCCGGAATAGTTACAGTTGCTATGCCCTTTGTCGCTGTCGGAGTTATTGTATACGGGCTATTAGGCAATGCATTTCCTGTAACATCCATGACATTTAATTCAATGTTAGATAATGTAGATAGATCGATTCGCTTTTGATCTGCGTTCTTAATATCAAACTCTAAGACGTTATCGACGCCGTTGTAAATTTTTACTGTTTTCTGATACACGTTAGTATACTCCGTAGTAAAGCCTGCCACATCGGCTAATAGTTGAATCCTATTTGTATATAAATAACTTTGAATTTTTTGCATTTGGCAGAAACCTTTATAAAGTATTTATGGCAAAATTAAGAGACGATATAGAACAAAATCTTCCGTTTATCAGCGTTATTAACTACGGTGAAGACGAATATGTAGGAATTATAATAAATCAAGATCAATATGTTACCAGCTTCTACGACCTTAATTCCATAAAAGATCAAGATGCTAAAACAGTATTTTTAAGCATAGGAGAAACTTGGTGGTGGGAGTCAAACCGTCAGTTTCCGATTAACATATTTTGTCGAGAACAAATAGGCCCATTTGCCTATGCTATTAAAACATTCAACAGCAAGGATGTTCGTATAGTCCTCGGTCCTGTGGTAAATTTAATGAATTTAACAATGAAACGTGTTAAACGTAAGAGTGTACAATTAGTTCGTAAGGTTCGTTAAATTTTCACAAATTAAGTTCATCTGTACTACTATCACATGCGCATATGCAATGGCATGGGCTTTCTTAAAGTAGTATTCATCATTCTCCGGTTTAGTCCAAACTTCTGCCATTATTGTAGTCCAGTCTTTTCCAATTAGATAACGTTTTGCAGGTCTAATCATTGCCAATATTGCGCCTAATTGCTCTATCGAAGTAGGTTTCATTTGACGCAATATAGAACCATGCCCGTTCACGTGAAAGAGTTTGTTGACAAAATCGTCTTCTAGTAGTAACTCCCATAATGGTTCAGTCTCCATTAATTTTAGTAGGTGATTCCTGTCTTTTATACCTTCGTAAATTCCAACATTAAGAAAATCTATCTTAAAATAACCTCTGTCTTCTGCTGTCTTATAATCTATAGTACTCATGCCGGTAAGTGGATTGTACGGGATAGCAGTACAATATATACCAGTATTGTGCTTTTTAAAAGTGTCATTGTCTTTAATAGATGCAACTACATGCTTGAATTTATCAAGTGCTAATGTTCTATCTGCAAAGTCGATATCAATATCTGGCATTATATATTACTCTCTCGTATTACCTGTTTAACTAATTCTAAATCTGCAGGTAATTTTTTAAATTTGTTTAACCAAAATGGTACATCCATTACAATACTAACTGCTGATAGTTGTTCGTCATTAAACTTTTTTAACATATCTTTACCGCTCTTTGCATTTAAAACTAACCATGGACTTATCTTTCCATCTCGTATATCATAACATGCTCGGCTTAAACTCACATATAAAAAATAATGGTGCCATTGCGCATTATTATCATTAGCCCATGACAGCATATGACTAATGCTACGTTCGAGTGCAACTTCAACCGGTTCACTTTTAATCAAGTGTACAACATAATCATCATACAATGCATCTCTACACCAGTGATCTAACTTAACTCCGCTAGTTACAACATAATTAATAAACTTATCGGGATATAAAGGGTTAACATTGCTAACAAAGCTGCCAAACTTAACAAAAGCATTATAGTAAGGACTCCTGGCGAATTCCTCATACGTTTTATCTCCTTTATGATTTTGACTCATTTTATAAAAGCGATTAAACGTATCGTACCCTAAAATCACATGTTTTTCAGATCGTGCTAGATATCTTCTTTTTTGCTCGCAGACATGAACTGCGAGAGTTTTTTCTCTAGTAAATTTATTATTACAGTATTGACAAGTGTATTGTTGGTCTAATAATGCCATCATTTTAATTTTTTTGCAATGGTCGCTTCGTCATAACCAAATTTACGTGCAAGATCTTTTAGTTCCTTATCAGTTGACATTTCTGCTAATAATTCAATCTCATCACGTTTTCGATTAGGGTACATGTCTTCTAAGAATTTGATTTTTTTACTGCCACCGGCTTTTTTCTTATTTCCTAACCATTCGTGAAAGAATGTTTTTTCTCCGTTGTAACTACACATACATAACAGCAACCAAAGTAGCTTAGGATGCTTTTGTAAGTCATTCCAATGCTTGTTAAAATACTCATTAACAGTCAATACGAAATGTTCTTGCAGTTCTCTGCTTTGTCCTTTGACATTGCTAATATATCGATTAAGGATAAAATATTCACTCTTAAGACTCTTTTGTTGCTCAGGAGTCATTTCGTCCCAGGCTGCACGAACATTCAGGTCTACAAACGCTATCTTTTCTTTTAATTCGATTTTATCACTCATTCTGGCTTATCCTTGCTTAGACGATATATCATTATAGCACGATCCAATGCTTTTTGTAAAGTGATATTGGTCCTCGCCTCGCGGTGAATTTCGCCCCACAATTTACTTTCTCGTATGTGCTCAACCAACGGTCTACCATCGCCAGTGCGAGGATCAAATTTTGGATCATCTTTATCATAATCCCAACCTGCTACTTTTCTAGTCATAGGATCTGCTCCGAATTCTCTACTGTAGACTACATTGCCTACTCGTTCGTGTATAAGTGTTACTCCTGGTTTAAGACTGCCCATTATTCATCCTTTGGTAACAAAATTGCATCAAATGCTAGTACAGTCCTATGTCCTGTACCCTTCCACGGATAAACAGTATGCGGCAAATGGCTTGGGAATACGATTACAGATCCCGGAGTGGGATTATATTTCCAAGTGTCGTTCATAATAAACTTACTAACATCTTTACTTATTGGTAGTCTAAAAGAAACCTTACTATCACTTGGTTGACTCATAGGTGATAATTCCGGTGCCGATACATATATGTTGCCGCTGATATGTCCGCCGGGGTGTGTATGCATTTCTTGATAATCGCCTTCGAATTGACGAATCGTCCATATGCTAACAACTTTAGGTTTACACATTTTAAGATCTTCAGTACCGCTTTGTGCAGTAACTAATTCCATATATCCTTGACATACACTTTCAATCCAATTAATTAACCAGCCAATATCTAGTTCTAATTGGTTAGGATATACTTGAATTTGTTGTCCGCCACGGATACTGATTAGAGGATTATCTGCATCATTTAATTCTGGGTGTATGTGTAATTCTTCGCATAAGTTATAGATTTTACTAAATTCTACAGGAGGCACATCATCTATGGCTAATGTAGTAGGTTGAAAATATGCTACACGTAATGTCATAATAATTTATCCAATTGAATAATTTCGCTTTGTCGTGATATTTCTTTAACAAAATATGCACAGCTGGGCTTGTCGCCCATCCTTGTCGGAGTTGCTAGTAGTTGTCCGTTCTTCATTTTAGGAAAGTACCATTTAACGTCATTGTAGAAATTTACGATTTCAATTTTCTTAAATTCTACTCTAAAACTACTTAATGGATTAAAAATGAGTGCTTCAAATCCTCGATCGTTTAAACTTGTTAATGGTAAAATTTCAATATCACATCCACTTGAACTATCACCCACTGCGATTGACCAATCAATAGGCATTGCAACTTCATCATTGCCTATACGTAATATCATTGCCGGAGCATTAAATGATTCTAAAAATATCAGAGGCATGAAAAAGAAATCAGGCTCTGCGGGGTTACTATTATCTAGTACTGCGAATCTAGTATTTTCGTCAACCTCATCTGGTAAATTGTTTAATGAAAACGTCCTATCTTCTAATGTTAATATCTGCATGAGTCCTTATTTTTGCCAATCCACTTTTTCTAAAGTAAATGGATATTTGGCATCCTTGTAAAATTTCTTTCTTTCTGTAAGATGCCGTTTTGCATACTTACAGGTACTGGTTATATCCCAGATTTGTACGAAGTCCTTGTCTTCGGCTTTCCGTATACCGCGTCCAATTGATTGTATAACGCGAACAAAGCTCTTTCCGGGTTCCAGAAGAACCAGATTAAAAATCCTAGGGATATTAATACCCACAGCGGCCACACCGTAAGTCGCCACAATGATTTTGTTAGTGCTTGTTTTAATTTCGTCATACTCTTCTTTTCGGTCTTTAGTCTTTACTTCTCCGCTGACAAACACAGCGTCTTCTAATTCGTTTATTAAAAATTTGCCTGAATCGATCCTATTAACTAGGACTAACGTATTGCCTGTATCTGAGATTTTTTTAATTAGCCTACTGATATAAATCATTCTATCTTCATTAGTAACAAGATATTTTAATTCTTCAGCATATGCTTTAAATTCTGGTAAATCTATCATCTGCACTACGTTCACATGGCAGTTTGATAATACTCCCATTTCTTGTAGTTCGTGTGCTTTGATGCCGCCAATTACTGGACCGATACTAGCAAATATACTTTCACTTTCGAATTTTTCTTTAGGTACTGTTCCAGTCAATCCCCAACGGATTGCCGCATTACATAAGTTTTGTGTGAGTAAATTTTTCAAGACTTCGGCTTTGGCCATATGAACTTCGTCAACAATTACTGTCTTAACTCCGTCGAGAAATTCTGCGAGTGTAACGATATCATGCTCGTGATTTTTACTTTTCTTGTCTAAAATATTAAGACTTTGCCAAGTGCAAATTGTATGAGTTTTGTTCAAATCTTTACGGTCACCGTAGTATACACCAACGTCTAATCCACAGTTAATAAAGTCTTCTTCTGTTTGTTCAACAAGTGACTTATTGGGGACAATAGTAATGGTACGACCTAAACTTTCACAAATTTGACTTAGTGTTGCAGTAGTGATTGTTTTACCTGCACCGGTAGCAATTTCTTGTAATGCTTGCGGAGCTTCCAAGAATCGGTTAATTGCCTCTACTTGGTAATCTCTGAGCATGATCGGCTGACCTTCTTGTTGGTGACCCTTAGGCCATACCTTACCTTGATCGGCCCAGTATGTTTCTGTTACTGGTGTAAATTTAATTGTCGGTGTTGTACGTAAATCTTCAAGATCTTCAATCTCAATACCTAATTTCGTTAGAATTCCTAGGATAGTCTCTAACTGACTTAGATAGCCGTTACCGCCAAGACCAAACAAACTTACCATCCCATCCCATCGACCGAGTTTGAATGCCGGGTGATATCGTGCATAAGGAATCTCATATTTAAAAGTTGCGGCCAGCTTTTTACGAGCATCTAAGGGAAGCCCCTCTAGCTTGATATTAACCTCATCTTTTATAATTAATTTAACTGTCATAGTATAAGTCTCTGATCGAGTATTGATGGCGTTTCAGACCATTCAATAATCAAATCACAACAATTAGAGTATACACTAGTTTTGCCGTGACGTAAACCCATTTTGGTATCCAATGCAATTACACTCATAGGTTGCCAGTCATTTTTCAGGAAAAATTTCGGAATTTTTCCACTTTGCACTACTGCAATATTTGTATGATGATCGAGTGGTTTGTTATACTGTTGATCAGCAATTAACTGGTTAAATTTCCTACCAATTTCGCTATTAGGTAATCTAAAATAAATTCCTACCTCATTATTAGTACCACTTTTTTCCAGTGATTTGTCTAAAATTTCCAGATTTTTTAAGGCTTTTTGTTCATCCCAATTTTCAAAAACTACTAGTACTGGCAGTCGTCTCAATAATTTTAGTGATTCAAAAATATCAGACAGTTCATGGATTTTCTTATCGATAAACACTCTACTCTTTGATCTGTTGGCGATAACTTCTGTCAAATTCTCACCGAAATTTTTGGCATTTTCGGGAAAATATTGATATCTGATGCTTCGGTCATTAATGATATTATTATCTATAGCTGTGTTTATGCCAAGGTCGTCAGTAATATGTTTTTGAAAGTTTTTATTGTCAAAATTAGTAATTAAAAATTGATTTTTTACAGTTTCTTCAGACCAGGATTTTATAACACTGTAATGATCTAATATTTTTTCGTCTATTTCAAAATCAAACGGCATTAACGTATCTACTAGTATAATAATATTTTTTTCAGTCAAATCTACATGATATTCTTTACCGTTCAAGTTTGGAATGAAACCCTCTAGTGATTTACTAACATTGTGAATTGTTTTTCGAATAGTTGTATTAAACGATAATTCAATTAATAGGCAAGGATCTTGATCATATCTTGGTAAAATTTTAAGTTTTTTAATTTGTTCAATATATCTAAACTTTTTTGACCATATAGGCTCAGCTATAGTCAAAATTATTGTTTCAGAAAAGTTTTCTATTTTTTTATAATTTTCTTTAAGGATTTTAACTAATAAATTAGCTTGATTTTCTGTTATAAACGCAGGACGATCAATAGCATTAGATAAACTAACTAATGTATTAAAATCTCTTTTAGATATCCGAGACTTAGCGTATTCTTGCGGGCATTCTAAAATTTCTTTAAGGAGTATATCAACGGTCATCATATTAGTAAGTATATGCTATTGTTCATCAAAGGTCAACCATATAGAAAAAAATAGGCCTCATAATTATTTAAGGCCTATCGGATCGCTTTTGGGCGAATTGATTAAAGAGAAGCGTCTTCCATACCAGCAACTCTTAATTTAATAATATTAGAAAGTTGCCATTGTTTAATATCTAAGGCTTTAGTAATACTCAACCACTTATTGCGTAGCAATGCAAACTCATTGATAATTTTTTCAAAGTCAACAACATCAGCTTCACCCTCTACAAACTTTTCGCAGTCTCTACTACTCAAAGCCCTTTGATAACTCTCAAGATATTTTCTAAAATGCTGGCTTTTTAATCTACGTAGTTCGATATTAAGATATTCTAAGATAGCTTCAATTTCCTGTAGCTGTCCGAACCGTTGTTCAACGATTCCTGGCATAGCCGCAGATGCACGTTCAATATTTCCAATAACTCGAACTTCTTTTCGTGCTTCGTCGAGCTCATCGTTAAAATATTGAACAGCATCTGGAATGTAACTAATATCCTTAGATATTTTAGAATACCACATTAGAAATCCAATTCACTTACATCGTCATCATCACTATCGGAATCTTCGAGATAGTACTCAATAGCGGCATCTAATGTACTATCGACACCAGTAGATGCCTCTAGTACTCGATCCGGTGTATTAAAATCTGCTAGTAGATCAACATAACGCTCTGCTACAGCTTCGACAGACTTTTTATCGATATAGTCAGCGAATAGCAACCAGATGTCACCTATTTGTGTTTCATTCAACATTTTCTTCAGTCTCCTCAGGAATGGTAGTTGTTGTTAAAGTTTTGATATGGAATTTTGCCATTATCATATCTAATTTATCATCTTTCCATTCTTTTCGGTAGAATTTGAATTCCTCACCTGTCTCTGGATCGACCCACTTGAGTCTGTTACCTTCTTGTTTTAGCAAGCCGGCTTTTTCGCACATATCAACCATACCGCTATATGGATTCATACCTGTTTCATATGGGATCTTAATTTGTACAGTTTCAAAAGGTTTGCTGTAACGAGTTTTCATAATTTTGCAACTTGCACGAATACCCATAACATCTGATACCTTGTTGCCATCCTCATCCTCTTTAAGTTTGAGTTTTTTCATAGCAACAACAATACTGGATGCGTAAACAAAGCCTTGACCACCACTAATCTTGTCGTCAGGATCAAACATGTCCTGTGACGCATATGTGTGGTTTGTACATACCATGCCTACATTATAACTACCAAACATATTGACACAGTTACGAACTAATGAGGTTAATGCTTTTGGCTTACGGCCCATGTCTCCCTTCATGTCACCAGCTTGGAACTGGTTAATGTCAGTAGGGGTAAGCAACATACCCAATGAGTCTATGACAAATAAGACTTTAGGACGTTCTGACATTTCTTTATACTCTTTCATGAATTCATGAATGGTTTTAGCCACGTCATCAATCATTGCCATATTGAGTTTAAGAAGCTTGTCTTCGCTAGTATCTACACCAAGTGCATGTAGCCATGTTTCGTCTAGGGCATTTTCTGTATCAATTAAGATAACGTAGATACCTTGAGCCTGTGCATTACGTACTAGATTGCCTGAACAGATAAAACTCTTACCTGCACCAGATTCTCCAGCAAACACAGTAACTTTACCTAGTGGAATACCTTTGTGGAAATCTCCACTGATTAGATAGTTAAGCGTATAATTGCCTGTACTAATCCAATCTGTTGGATCATTAAACCCAACACCTAGACCGTCAATACTCTTGGTCAAGGTCTTTCTAAATTTCGATAAATCGAAGGCTTTTGTAGCCATAAATTAATTCTCCTAATGATGATTTAAGGGGACCAAAGTCCCCTTATTATTACTTCTGACGATTGCGAATCATTGCCAAGATGTCTTGGGCACGTGAGTCACCGCCTGCGGCCGCTTCAGCCTTTGGTGCTGGAGCAGTAGTAGTTTTTGCTACTGGCGCTAGTTCATCATCAAAGTCTTCTGCCGGTGCAGATGCTTTAGGAGTTGCTTTTACAGGATCACCTGTGTTTTGGCTCATGCCGGCTGGTTTGAAATATTGTCCCCAACGTTCCATGTCATATGGCTCGCCGTCAACTGATGCTTCAAACATTTCCTTCATGACCTTCAATTCAACTTCGCCTGGTTTCTTAGGCAAGAAGTCACTTAAATTAAACAAACCACGTTCTTTAATAGCGGCTTGTTCAGCATCATTTAGTGGACGCTCACGACGTGCCCAAGAGCTAGTTGAGTAGTCAGCATAACCGCCTTTCGAACCTTTCTTCATACGAAAGTCTAGACCGTGTACGAAGTCTGTTGGCAAATCTTCCAACTCTGGATCAACTAACGCACTACGGATTAGTGTAAAGATCTGAGGACCGATGATAAATCTACGGATTGGATTTTCTGGAGTTTCTTTTTCTGCAAGGCCGTCCTCTGCAACAAACCCTTGGAAAATGTATGAACGCTTTTTCCAGTATTTACGGCCCATGTCTTCCAATGCTGGATCTTTAAACCAACCGCGAACTTCAGCTAAGATTGGACATGTATCGCCATACATTTCTACGCATGGAACTTGTACTGTGATTTGTTTGCTTTCGGATTCGCCTTTGATACCTGCAAAGGGAAGTTTGATCATTGCACGTTCAACCCAGAAAAATGTGTTATCTGAATTGCCGTCGGGTAAGAATCTAAGTGTAGATTCGCTACCTTCTTTTAAATTCCAGAATGGGTAAATTGAATTATCACCACCTGTTCTTTCTCCTGAACCTTTTGATTCAGCTGCCTTAAGTTTTGCTCTAATTTCTGCCAAAGATGCCATAATTGTTCTCCTATATTAGCCTTTGTTTTTTGCCTGTATTTGCTTTACACCTGTAAAACAAAAAGTGCATATACATAGTATACGCACTTTTATTTAGTAAAGCAAGAAGAATTATGCTCTAAAACAGAGCAGTTTACTCAATTATTTCTTAAAAGAGTTTTTAATATCGTTAACCCAATCTGGGTCAGGTGCATCAGCATCTCCGATTTTGCTAGAGTTCATTGTTGCACCTTTATATGTAATTTTTAGATTAGAGTACATAACGCCGCGTTGTCTTAAAAAATCCGACAACCAAATGTCAGCTTGATTAATAACTTGTTTCGGACTTCCGACCCAATTATTTTTTTCCATAGTTGATGTTAGATCAAATTCTTTATACTCGCCGCCCATTAGCATAGATGCCATTAATTTGTTTGGATCTGCAGGTGTTTGAGCACCTTCAATTAAATTAATATAATCGCGTAACGATTTCATAATTATCTCCTTGCTAATTCTACAATTCTAGCTAAAATTGATTCATCACTGTATCTACTAGCTTCCTGGACTGGAACAGGATTCGCAGGTGCTGTCGCAGGTGCCGCTGCCGCTGGTGCCGCTGCCGCTGGAAAACCTAATTGTTTTGCTCTAGCTTGATCTGCTGGATCTTTAAAATATGTCACTGGTGGTTTAACACCTGGCATTCTATTAAGGATAAGTGGATCTTGCGGATTAGCACTACCCAACCATTTAGCCTGTTCTGGTGTTGGTGCCCATGCCGCTGGTGCTGCCGGAGCCGCTGCCGGAGCCGCTGCCTGAGCAGGTTGTGTCAAAGCAGGATTTGATCCTTGCTTATAATTCGCACCGCTAGTATCTGTACTGGATACTACTCCGTTTGCACCAGTTGACATAGTACTGCCGTCGTCATATGTTGTTGTAGTCGGGGTAGTATCTGCACTATTGATATTTGCCGCAGTGTTTTTCTCAGCATCAGTTTGTGTAGTTACTGTAGGGAATTGCTTCATAGCCGCTTGTGTTGCTGGACCCATAAATCCGTCCGCTTTGATAGTTGCACCGGCTTGAATTAGTTTATCCTGTAATGCTTTAACATTTGGATCAAACTTAGCTTCTAATACATTTAAGTATTCTCTAAGGCCACGGGCACGATTAATTAATTCGCTTTCAGTGATGATTTTTTTCATATTATTTTCCTATTCCTGCAATTTTAAGCATTTTTGCTAGTTCGTTGGCTTCATTAAAATTCATACCTTTCATCATATTGTTAATATGACTTCCAAAGTCTGCTGGATTAAAACTTCCGTTAAATCCTGGCATATTAATGTTCTGCGGTTTTTGATCAGCAGTAGCTGATTGTATCTTTTGACCTACTTGTGGCATGATTTGGCTGGCGAAATTCTTGAAATGATTCTGCATACCTTGTGGATCATTTAAATCAAACTTAGGCATGTTAGTATTTTTCTGTGCCGCATCAAAACCTGCTTTGTCAGAAGGTTTACCATTTACTGAATAATTTTGTGTATTGCTTTGTGTTACAGTAGCATTTGGATTATCTTGTTTAAACTTAGCTAACATGCTATCAACATCTATATTACCATGTTTTTCAGTAAAATCTTTCATCATAGTATCAAAGTCATCTTGCACATCTTCAACTTGCATAGTTCCGGATAACTGCTTAATTCTGCTCAACTCTGTATCTTTGGTAGGATCCATTTTTTCAATGATATCGATTACCTTCTTTACATGTTCTGGGTGTGCATTGGGATATTCGCCGTCTTTAAACCCTTTTAGAACTTTTATCTTAGCACGAGTGCCGCCGATAGTAAAATTCTTTTCTTTTGGATTCCAGAATCCTGCAATTGATTTCAGTATATCATGCATTGGATCGCCTGATTTTTCTGGTTTCTCCATAGACATACCGCATGCATCGCATGCTTCGCCTAAGGTCATTACTTTAAATCCAAAATCTAATTTTGTTTCTAGTGTTGCACCGGCTTCTAGTGCTTTGATTAGTTTTGCTTTTAGACCTGACATATTTTCAGCTACTGGCGCCGGTGCTGGAGGAGCACTAGCTTCAGGCGCTGGAGGAGCACTAGCTTCAGGCGCTGGAGGAGCACTAGCTTCAGGTGCTGGAGGAGCACTAGCTTCAGGCGGAGGTGTAGTTCCAGTGTCTTGGCCACCGATTTCTTCATCGCTTGATCCGCCAAAGTCAATTAACGATACTGCACGAGCTAAATTTTCATTACTATGTGCCATGTCTTTTAATTCTAATTCGATAACTGATCTAGCATCTAAGTCTGGGTCTACATCTTTCATTTTGGCTAAAAATTCAGGGTCTGGTATTAGATCCTTTAATGAATCGATAATATTAATTCCTGCTACGCCACCTTTTAATTCAGTTTTAAAAATATCGTTTAATTCTTTAACAGCATCAAGTACAGTACTTTCATTATGATCTAAAATGCCGCGCCCTCTATGATCTTCATCTTCATTAACAATACTGTCCATGAAGCTTTCAAATTGATCTTCCAGTGTTTTAGCTTTAGGTGTTATACCTCTAAACATCGCCGCACCATTGTTCACTGGGCCGCCATGTAAATTATCACGTTCTTCGCCTGCTTTGTTGTACAATTTACCGTCGGGTCCTTTTGTCAAGTACTCACCAGTTTGATAATCTTTAATAAACGAAGTTGATGCTTGAGGCTGTTTTTGTAATGCTTGCATTTGTTGTAATGCCTTCATTGTGTCCGGACCAACTTTGTCAGCAACCTCTGGCTTTCCGTCTATAACAAGGATGTACGGATCCATACTTCTAATAATCGCGCTACCATCTGTACGTTTATTAGGTAAAATATATGTTTGTGGATTACTTTGTGTATCAAGTACTGCCGGCAATTCTTCAGACCCTATGTTAACAGTTGATAAGGCAAAGCCATTACCTAAATCTTTTTGACCTGCTTTAGGTTGTGCCGGTGACGTTGGGCCAGGCGGTGGAGATATTCTAGGTACAATTTGTCCAGTGCTAACTGCATCTTCGGCTTCAGCAAGTTCTTTTTCTTTTTTAGTTAATTTTTCTGTTGCCCTACGAGCCTTGTCACTTAGGTTAGTAACTTTTCCGCGGCCTTCTTTGCCAGTAACTTTCTTCCACTCGCCTTCTTCTTTCCAGCTGACAATATTACCTTTTTCGTCTTTAGTTTCTGTGCGTTCTTCGTCTAGTAAATCATCAGGACTTAGTTCTTTAACTGGAATATCTGTTTCACTTACTAGTTTAAATATGTAAGGAAATGCTGTTTTTAATTCCTCGTTAAATGTGCGAATTGTCAAACGATCAATCCAGTCACTCATAATTTCTTCAGGAATCATCTGCTCTTCACGATCTGTAAACGATTCTGCGAATGCTTCATAGTATGATGTACGTTGTAAATTATTAACTTCTTTTTTAACTTCTTCAATGCGCTCTAAGACTTTGCTGGTGATATCGCCCATTGCTTCTGATAGTGCTTCATTGCGACTAACATAACCTTTGAATTTACGTAGTTGTGCTAATTCTTCTGAAAGACTGATGATATGTTGGCCGATACTATCATAAGGATGGCCACCATGTTTAATATGTTCTGCTAGTGCGCGAGCACCGTTTATATGTTTAGACGGATATTTAAAACGCTCACCTTGTGCATTTTCAACCCAAATGCCTTCAATATGCATTGAGCGGCCGGCAGCAAGATTTAAATTAACAGGTTGGCTATGTTTAATAATTAGAGTAGCTTCTCCTAGATCTTGGTAACTCATTCTTGCTGTTCCGTACAGCCTATGTTCCATAATTGGTTCCATCATTGATTCATCCTTAGATTTGGCTTGAAATGTATAATCTCGTTTATCTAGATTATTTTTTCCGATATTTTGAACATCAAAGTTTAATAATCTATTTTTAGCAAATTGTCTAAAACTACGTATAAATCTATAAGCGCCTGGGTGTTTCTTTTCAGCTAAATTTCCACTTACTTGGACTACAACCCCGTCTTCCTCGTCTAATGTTATAGCAATAGTTCCGATAGTAACGCCTTTTTCTTTGTATTCAAATTCAAAAAAACGTGCTAAAGGAATATCTTCCTTTTTGCTTAAAACCTCGGCATTTTCATCACCGATTTCGATGTCGGTAAAGCGGGTTTGTATCTTTCCGTAGAGTTCCTTAGCAATTTTATTTAAATTGGGTTTCATGTTATATTTATCACACAACTGTAGATATGTATATGGGTAGAGGTGGCTCCCAACTTTCGTCTATTTCACCGGTTACTTTGAGAACTTCAAACACTCTAGGATCCCATTCTGCCAACAGCACACTCATGCGTATGACCAGCAAAAGACTAGAAACTAGGTCATCGTGTTGCCCTGTTTTGGCTTTAAAACTAGTGCCTGCGGCAATAAAAGATTTAAGCTCACTGATCAATGCCCTGCTGTAAATCTTTAGTTTTTCCTCTTCTATGAGGAATTTTAGTCGACTACACGCGGCTATCTTGGTACCAAAGGTAGTATTAAATCCCTTACGGAATTTACGTATGTGCCCTTTTCTCAAGGGCTCTGATACAAACATTCCTGGGAATGTTTCTTCACCTAGGTCAGCTATCACTACCAGCGCCGCTTCTCCAACTGTGTTATTTTCCACCGACCAGTAGATATTATTGTAGTTTTCAGCACCAATTTCATCCTGGACATATTTCAACATGTCTCGGAATATTTTGACCTGTTGCTGTATTGGTGTCACATTGTGCTGCCACTCTGCTACCTGTTCCATGCTGGGCAATTCAAATACTTGTATAGCACCATAGTCGCCACCTGTACCTAGACTAGGATCTAAAGCCGCGATATACAGATGCTGGGGCGATGGCTTTTTATACCAGCGAACTTGTCCCATACGGGTTATGGGTTCTTTGCCGATCATTTCCGACAGTTTAATACTGTTGATCAGCGTTTCGTCATAGACTAAGAATTCGCAACCATACTCACGACGGAAACGTTCTTCGCCAATACGTCCCATCTCAACCTTTCGCCATTCTTCATCGCGATCTGGGTGTTCGTGCCACTCTGCGCGGAAACCGTGGAAGCCATTCATACCCAGGCCGTCTGCTCTTACATCTCCGTACTCATCAAACTGATTTTGACTTTCCTTCCAAATGATAGCAAATTCATCTTCGTCTGAGTTAGGTGTGCTAGTAATAATTGCTCGTCCACCAGTTGCTAGTGTTGGCGATATTGAAGTCCAAAATTCTGTAGCAATGTTAGGCTGTACGAAAGCAAACTCATCGCAATATAGTAAGGATATGGACATACCACGACCGGTATTGCCAGTAGTAGTAGCTGATACAATTCTTGATCCGTTGTCAAAGTCTATACTCCCTTTGTTATAACTCACAACCCCTGA